CGCATCTCTCTTAGTTTTTCCATGAGGCCGTCAACCTCATGAAGGCGTTGTTGCTTAAATTCATACGATGGATAATGTTCATAGTCCTCAATTTTTTGACGCGAGTAGTGGAGAGCATTTATAATAAAGCATATTTCATTTATTGTTAGTCTTTGCATACATAAAAAAAGCAGGTCAAGAAGATGTGTCGAGGGTGAATAGAAAACCCTGCGAAGGAGTCGCCTCCGTCGCCATCTTCCGCCTGCTCTACAAGTATTCTATTCTTATTTCGACAAGTATAATATATGCCTTTTGCGGCAAAAAGCAAGGATTTTCTCCGCAAAAATTACTATGTCATGACATCTTAACAAATACGACAAAAGTAGGACAAAAATTGTCACCCCATCACGCAAAAATTGTCACCGCATGACTTTCGCTTATTCTGTAGGCAAGCGAGCACCCCACCACGCCAAAACGCGCCAAAAGTCCTACAAAAGTAGGACAAAAATTGTCACTTTCCGAAAGTTGGCATGGCGTTTTTCTGCCAATATCTTCGCGGCTTTTCAATCTTCTGAAAAAAAATGCGCCTAACTTCCGCTTAATAGTAGGCATTTTGAGACATGGTAGTATTTTTTTGCTCGAAAAACTTAAAATACTTTAACTTTGGCATGACTATAGCATATATATAAGATGTAATCGAAATCACAAAGTTTATCAACAAATTTCAGGAGGATGTAATCATGGAAAATTTAGTTATTTTTGGGCATGAAGGAAACGCTTTTAACGGGTTGTCTTACGAATACCCACAAACAGTTTTAAAAGAGGTAATCCGAATTTTGAAGCCGGAAGGAATTTGTATAGAAGGGCAGTTCTCTCAATTCGCTTCAGATCTGGCGAGATATGAAGCACAAGAGGCAGAAGACGGCTTTACCTATGAAGAGTTTGATTTTGATTCCGAGGTGTCATGGCTCAAATATGAGTCATGCACGGGAAGTAAAATTAATATGTTTATCACGAACGGGAATATTCTCCACCTGCAATATGCAGAAATTGGCAGCACTACATTTGCAAAGCTGTTTGAGGCATTTCAGTCCGCTGGGGTGTTTGTGAATGAGATTCCTCGCTTAATCCCATCGGCTGAAGAAGTTCGTGTAGAAGATCGGCTGAGAATAGCAGAGTGGATTGAGAATACGAATGACTATCCGGCTCTCGTAAAGGCATTCAGAGGCAAGTCCGTTCACCTCCCATACTCTTCGGGGAAGTGATATGAAAAAATATATTATTTCCCGCCAAGTATCAGAGGATGAGCTTGGCGGGGAAATCACTGTTACTCATTGTTTTGAGGCAGAAAAAAATAGCATAAATCAATAAAACATTCACCTCAAAAAAGGAGTGTCTCATGAAAAATCAAAAAATTCGAGTGGTGGAAGGCATAGACGCCGAATTCAAAAATTGGGAAAACTATGGGAAAAAAAGAATCTATGTTTCTCTTTCAGGTTCGCCTATCCATCACAAAGAAAATCAATTGTCTTGGGATTGCGCAGCAAAGAAATTTGTGCAGGTTCGCGGGGATTTTGAATTATATAAGGGATTGGGAAATGATAGAAAAACACAAATTATGGAAGCGGTCAGGGCTGTCATTTTGGAGGAAGGCAAATGACAGCCGAGCAGTTCAAGGAAATCAGGAAAAATCTGGCTCTGAATAAAAGCCAGATGTCTCGCTTATTGGGAGTCCGGCAGCCGATGATCATTAAATGGGAATCGGGACAGCGGACAATCCCGAAATATATTGAGCAGGCAATCTTTTTTTTCCTGGGGCTGAGCCCCAGGAAACAACAGCTTTATGCAGAGGGCGCAAGAATGAAAATATTAGAAGAAAGAGTTGAAGGGATTCCTGGAGCGGCGGATGCCCTGGAAATCAAATTTGCGGGCGGTGAAAGCACGCTGGTAAAGTATGATGAAGCATTTCCAATCCAGCAGCAAGTGTTTCAGGTCTGTGATTTAAATGAAGTTGATTTGGGGGAAGTCGTTTCCGCCCAAGTCATCAGACAGGCTTTAATTTAGGGTGTCTAACCGCATAAAAGGAGGAAAGATCATGAGAGAACATCTTATTCATAGATGGAAAAAGGTTTTGTGGGGTAAAGGGGAAGGGGCTTCTTTTTTCGAAAGCGTAGAAAGCGCGCGCCGTGCACCGTCATTTTTGCGTCGTTTAGAAGTCCCTGATGTAGTGTATCCTGATGTCGTGTATTTTAAAATTGTTAAAAATTTCCTCCAAGCAGGGGAGGAAATTGGGGTATTGACAAAAAATGTTGTCAGGATTCGGTACGGGCAACGAACAGGGTTGTCTTTTGTTATTCCTGCCCAACTATTTAAGGAGGTGAACGCGGATGAAGATGTCGAATGACTTGGAAGGCTGGCGGGGAAAGTCCGGTGCTATTTCTTCAGGCTTGGGTGGCCGCCAGCCTCCCAAGCCAGTGAACACAAGCGTTAGCACTGCGGTAACGTAGGGAGCAAATAATAGAAAACATTATGGAAACGGTACATCGAAACTCTTGGTACGGCGTAATGGTGTGTCTCCTTGGAATAGTGTGGGCAATCTCTGGATGCTCTCATCGCCAGACGGAATTCCAAACATCTTCTGACCTTCTTCCACTGTGCGAGTTCCGAAGCGCAGCGTCGAATTGATACCCTTTACATTCCAAACATCTTCTGACCTTCTTCCACTGTGCGAGGCCCTGGCGAGGCACTTGGAGGCAAAAAATGTCCTGGAATTCAATCAGGTGACATGGATTCAACAAGAATCAGAGTATGCCGCTGAAGAGGCTGAGCAGGAAGCATCGTTTCTGCTGTGCTCGTTCGGGCACACATCTGGTGAGGCCGGATTGGTTGAGGGAAGTGTGGCCCTGTCTGTGTCATATCAACCACACTTGAACGTCGAGCAGTTGTTTCAGAAGGTGGTGCGACAACACGCTGATGCGCTTGATATGTCAGAGAACGCGTTGGCGTCTCACATACAACCTGTTGAGATTCCGAATACACAGACATTTTGGGAACCGACTACGAAACAATTATTTGTGGTCGGCGATGGAATGCGGCTGATCATCAGGGATTCTATCACATCAGATCCCTTGACTGCCAGTCAAGGGGTTGCGAACATCGTCTTAGACTACGACGCCAATGTTCGCCGTGATATTTCCCCGGAGTCAGGGAAGAGGCGTCCAGGGGGGGCTGAATTCGTCATGCCATCCCTGTACCGTTCCCTCACGCGTATTCCCTGGCAGGATTCCCGTTTTGGCGTGAGTTTTGGAGCCTTCGTCATCAGGTCGGACACAGAGTCGCCGTTTCGATGGGAAGATTTTCGGTTGCAACTCCGTTACCCACATGAAACGCCAGATTCACAAGAGGCCACTCTCGTCATGACCGTCTCTGACGATGCGATGAATCGAAACGAGGCTACACACTATCTTGACCAGTTAGACGGCGTCGAGTCCTCAACATCGGTTCGCGGGCTCGGTCATTCCGCCTTCTGGGTCCGTCGCGTACGGTGGGAAGAAGAAACGGATGAGTTGTTGGTGTTTACTGATCAAATACGACTCCAGATGACGAGTCCTGGGGATGCACTTGCTCAAAAGACGGCAAAACGTTCAGCAAAGGAGATGTTGAAGAGTCTTCCTTCTCGCATGAATTGAACCGTGTATGAGAGGAAAACATAAAGAGGCATAGAAATAGAAACATTGTTGTCGTGCTGTGCAGTGCTAACAAAGCATTGGTGCTGACCATGCCCGCGCGTCGTAGTTTTTGCATATGTGCCCGCCATAAAGGTCGGTGGTTGCGTTGGCGCTTTCCTGCCGCACAGGGCGCTGGCATGGCCGTACAATGCAGGCGTTATGCCTGCAAGCCGCAAAGGAGATAGTATGAAAACAATTTATGTAAACAAACAAGACATTCGTAACGCCATCTTGAATGGCGATAATTGTGAAGGATACTATGTATTTATCGTTGATGAGGATGGTTCGTATTACGTAGGATGGCAAAATAATCGAGGTGAAGATTATTTTCTTGAAAAAGCGATCATTTTGCCTATCCCGGCGTTATGGCCTGATGGAACTGGCAATGAAGGGATCGAAGCAAGAGAGTGTGTAGAGCGAAATCTGGAAGACTTGGAAGGGTTTGAGAGTTTGGAAGATGTTGAAGACTATTGTGACCGACATAATTTGTCAGTTGCAGAATTTTGTGAACAGCGACTTGCAGACGATTGGCAGGCAGTAATTGAATCTGGTATAGATTTTTTAATGAATAATTGGATGCTTGCCATTAATGAAGGACCGAATGATCTGTACCCAAACGAAGATCTGTATGCGTCGGAGATGGATGAGTATGGAATGCCTCTTCACATTGATCGGCAATTTCAGTTCGTGTGGGAGGAATAACCTGTTATGGAAGGGTTGTCTTTTGTTATTCCTGCCCAACTATTTAAGGAGGATATACCATGAAAAAAGATGTGGCAGTAGAAAGTATCGTGAAAGAATGGATAGAAAATATGCCCAAAGGGGTAAGGGATTTGTTATTCGTAGAAAATTGTACCCTTCAGATTGAAGGGTACGAGGAGGGTGACAGGAATGTCACCCATTGGAGATACAAGCGGGTTGAAGTTGTCGTGGATGATGGGGATGAAAAGTTAATATTATCTTTTTAAAGGCTGGGCATAAAAAAATGGACAAAAACGAGCAAATGAATTGAACAGTAATCCATGTTGGAAGGTTCGCATATACCTTAGAGGAGCAGGGATTCTGCATGTTTTGAGCAAAAAAGAGCCTATTATCAAAAAAGAAAATGGAATCGTGCAGGATGTTGATATTGATTACATTGTTGACACTGAGCATGGCGATTCTGTAGGCTTTATTGATTGGAAGGAAGTTTCGGCAATTACTTGGCGCTATGCTCCTCTTGCAACAGCGTAGTGCTAACAACCATTTGCAGTCCGACCAGAAAAGCGCGGCCACAACCCTAAATACAATAAGCAACCAAATTCAATCCGCGCTTTTCTGGCGGCTGAAATGGAGCGTTATGTTGCATGGTCAAAGTATGCAGGAGCGGTCAACATGTTAGTGTATCTCATTGATTTTGACGGTAAAATTGGAAACCTTGCATTGATGCGGTTGTCAACATATTGGAAATCGCAAGGCGCTACTGTGAAGTTGTTTAAAGGTGCAGAACGTCCGAATCTATTTGAACAGCCTGACAAAGTTTTCATTTCCTGCATATTCCGCTGGAATAAGTCAGCAGCCGAAATGCTCGCTAAAGAATGGAATGGCCTTGCAGAAATCGGCGGAACCGGCGTTGATATTACAAAAGAGTTGCCTGCTCACGTTGCTGTGTGCAAACCAGACTTTTCTCTTTACCCGGTTACGCGGGCTATTGGTTTTATTTCTCGCGGATGTTTCCGTAAATGTCCCTGGTGTGTCGTTCCCAAAAAAGAAGGAAATATTCACAGGGTTTCGACAGCCGCAGAAATTACAGGAACATTTACAGAATCAATATTTATCGATAACAATTTTCTCGCGTTGCCGGATCATCAAAAAGACTTGGAATGGTTGGCAGAGCATAAAATCAAAATAGACTTTAATCAGGGGTTGGATGCGCGACTAATTACACAGGAAACGGCTGAACTTTTGGCAACGTGTAAATGGTTACAAGGGCCACGAATCAGCCTTGACTCGTTGCATCAAATCCCGTCAATTGAAAATGCGTTGTCACTCCTTGAAAAAGCCGGGTGTTCATCTCGAAAAGTGACAGTATTCACATTGATAGGTTTCGACGGAATCAAGTCAGATGTTGAACGTCTCAGAAAAGCCCATGAATGGAATACGAACGTGTTCCCGATGGGTTTCCGCAACCTTGAAACCGGGGAAGAACCGGCGAACGGTTGGGATAAAACGCTGTATAAGAAATATCGTCGTTTAATCATCAGAATGCCTCAATCTAAGTCAGTATGGAATGATTTTGACAAAGAGGTTGGGGGCATGCTAACATAACAAAGCGTTCAACCGGACGCCAAAGCGCGCCGCTGAAAACCGGCGTTATCATAATAACAGGAGGACGCAAGCAACATGAATTCAATCGTGTATGAGTACTTAGTGGCGAGCGGGCGCGTTGACCCGCTCTTTCCAGAGCAAGCGGAGGAGAAATTACAACAACGCAAGCAAGCACAAACCTTTTTTCTCCCCGCAGATCCTGAGGCGGTCTGGGGAACGACTGGCGACGGCAAGCGGATTCTTGCCAGCCGGATTGAAATGATGATAGACGCCGGAGAAATCACGTTTTTGAAGCGCGAACCGGGCGGCATGCGGTTTTTTGAACGCCCCGCCTCGTTGCAAGAAATGCGGCTGCACTTGTTGCGCCTGAGCGCGAAGGCAGACGCAGAACAAGATGAAGCGCGGAAGTTCAGTTTACAAGCCCGGCGTGATTTGGCGTTTAAAGCCATTTGTCAACGCGCCGCACAGAACTAACCACGGGGCGCACCGCGCCCCATTTTCTCAGGAGTGATAAACATGGAAGCATTAGCCAAGTACGGACAGACAGAAATCAGCCGGGTGCAAGACACCTGGCTAAACCCGAAGGTTGTCCTGGAGCAAGTAAGAAGAGTGACTGAAATCAGAAATAATGTCATGAAGTCAGAAGAACATTATGGCATTATTCCTGGAACGAGCAAGCCCACGCTCTACAAGGCCGGGGCAGAAGTGCTCGGATTGGCATTCAACTTAGATTGCCAATTTGAGGAAACGATTGACCGGCTTGACGGCGGGCATCGTGAGTATGAAGTGAAATGCGTCGTCTTTAACCGCGCCACCGGGCTGAGACTTGGTGCAGGGGTGGGAAGTTGCTCGACCCTTGAGAGCAAGTACCGCTGGCGGAAAGCGGAACTGACTTGCCCTAAATGCGGGAAGCCTGCCATTATCAAAGGCAAAGCGCAGTACGGCGGCGGATGGGTCTGTTTTGCGAAGAAAGGCGGATGCGGCGCAAAATACCGCGACGACGCGCCGGAAATCGTCAATCAACCACAGGGGCGGATAGAAAATCAGGACATTGCGGATATGTATAACACGGTCAAGAAGATGGCGAAAAAACGAGCTTTCGTTGACGCCATCCTGACAGTCACCGCCGCGTCCGGTATGTTCACGCAGGATTTAGAAGAGCTTGAGGAACTCCTGCCTGCCGATCCGCAGCCTGAGCCGGTAGACGTACACGCCGAACCGCCGCGCCCGCCGCAGCCTGAGCCGGTTGAAATGATGACAGCGAAACAAGAGGAGCTTATCAAAAAGCTCCTCTTGTCGCACGTCTGGACGCAAGAGGAACGCGAAAAGGCAGAGGCATGGCTTGACGGGCATCCGACGAAAGACGCCGCGTCAAAGTTCATTGAGCGGCTCATGGAAAAAATCCCGGCGCGAAAAGCGGAGGAAGCCGGGAACACAGACGAGGCACTCGAATATGTGAAACGCCTCGTACAAGCCGACGGCGAGGCGATGTATGCCGAATTGACGATCGGCATTGACGACGATGACGTGCAAGTCGTGATTGACGATCTCTCCAAAATGGACGCCTGGCGTCTCCTGGAAAACGCACAGGAACGCCTGAGCAACCGTGGCGAAAGCGGCGTTGACCCGGACAAGCTCCAGGGGTACTGGACAGAGGGCGAGGCCGCCCCGAACAGTAAGTTTGACGACATTGTACGCTATCTTAAACAAGAATTTCGGAATTGGTAAAGGAGGCGACCGGGGCGCGTGCGACGCCTCCTCACAAGACACAAAGGAAAAACATCATGAATACAACGAACAAAAAGATTCAAGAAATGGAAGATCTCATCAATAGTCAAAATTTTGAGTCCGCCCTCTTTGAGGCAGAACTGATTGATGATTTTATGGCAATCGATGCATTCTGTGATCTCTATGAGAATCTCCCGGAGCAAATCACAGACCTCATTGACGGCAACAACGCCGAATATGAGGCGACCTTTGACCGGGAGTACTGGGGGAGTGATAGTGTTGTCCAAATAAAAATCCAGGCGTGTAATAAAACCTGGAATACCGAAATTGAAACCTGGAAAGAGGAGAAGTTCTACGCTGAATGGTGTGATAAAGCTGAAAAAGCGATTTGGCGTCATATCACACAGCAACCCAACTTCGCCGCCTTTGATATGGCGATGCGGGGGAAACGAGTATAAGGGCACGGTCTACGAGCAAGGCTGTCTAATGCCGCGCTTCAGCAGCGCGGCATTAGACAGCACAAAAGGAGAGGAGAAAACATGGAAATGAAAGGTACACGCGATTTTACAGGAAGGACAACGCATGTCCTCGTCAAGGTAGAGGGCAACAAAGGCACGATGGAATTTTGGCAATCCTACCCCTCTTTCTCCCCGCGAGGGGTAGAGAGCTTTGAAACCGCAACCCCATTAACAGCGGCGGAACTGGACGCCGCTATTCAGGAATGGGAACAAGGCGGGGGACTGTCATTTAGAAGTCCCTGATGTAGTGTAGTCTATTTTAAAATTGTCTTGACAAATAGAAAATAAGTACTTGTGTTATTTGAGGAGGTGAAGACTATGATCACAAAAACAATTCTGATTGAAGAAGCCGTCAACAAGCAAATGAAAGCCGCTTTGCAGGATGAACGCATTTTAAATGCGCTGCAAATCACCGCGGCGAAACGACGCAAGAATACCGGAGAAGGCGAGTTGATTCGTCGCGCCCTGAAAACCGGGCTGGCGATTGAACTCAAGAAGCTCGTCAGGCTGCAATCACAGGAGTAGATTATGGGAATCATTAAAGCCAAGCGGACGCCCTCTGATTTTTGCACAATCCACAAGACGCCCGTTCACTCTCCTGAGTTAAGTTTTAAGGCGAAAGGCATTCTGGTATATCTCATGAGTCATGCAGACTCATGGAAAACCAGAATTGACGACCTGGTGAAACACTCAACGGATGGAGAGAAGTCAATTCGCACGGGATTGGCAGAACTCCGGGCGGCAGGGTATGCAAAATTAGAGGCAGTTCGTGAGCAGGGGAAGATTATTGATTGGAATTGGGAAATCAGCGACCTTCCTCTCTTTCCACCAGCTGCCGAAAATAGGCAAGTGGTTGAAAAACCAGATGCCGAAAATAGGCATCTGGCTAAAGAGCAAAAAAAGATGACTTCGCCTGAAAACAAGGGGAGTTCACCAGATGCCGATTTTCTACAAGTAGAAATCAGGCACTCTAATAAAAAAGAGAATAATAAAAAAGAATTAGAGGAACAAAAAGAGAGAGAGAGAGAAGAAAAAGCCGCGCCCGCGAAAAGCCCGCAAGAAGAAATTTACTGTGAAGTCTTCGGAGAACAGAATTTTCGCAAGCTGACAATTCTCCAACAACAACAACTCTCGCTTTTAGACAACCTTGCTCATCTTCGCAAAACCTGCCAATGGTGGGCAGGGAACAATTACAAGCCGAACTCGATTGGCAGAATGATCGAGCGGTATCACGAAACCAAAGGAGGCAGTAAGCCGAGTCGCCCACAAGCGGAAAGCACCTTTGACCGAAATCTCCGCTTTTTGGGCATAGACCCGGCAACGCTCCTCCTTTGAATAAGGAGGCGCCCCATGACGGAACAAGAAGTCAAGGATTTACTTTTGTTTGTCGCCGCTCTGTACGGCGAACGATTCAAAATGAACGTTTTCACAAAACGCGCCTGGTATCTCTGCGTCTGTCACGTCGACAGTTTTGACGTGGCGAAAGGCGCAATCATTCGTCATGCGCAAACCAGTCAATTTCCCCCCACGCCAGCGGAACTCCTGAAACATGTCGCGGAGATTACCGACCCCTCATCTCAAATGTCCGGCGCAGAAGCCTGGGGATTGGCGATTCGCGCCGCCAGGAACTTTGGCGCGCGAAAAGAGAAAGAAGCGCTGCTGTCCTTGCCTGTCAGCGTGCGGCAGGTTGTCAAGGAGTTTGGATGGCGAGAATTCTGCCTGTCCGAGAACCTGGACGTGATACGAGGCGAGTTTCTCAAGATGTATGCCTCGCATCAGGTTCGCAGGCAACAACAATTAGCCTTGCCGCCGATTGACGACCGGCTGACCGCCCTTGTCAACAAGAGCGTCAAGGCGATAGGAAAAGGAGCGTAAATCATGGAATTAAGCGAACTTTTCACAAGATACGAAACATTGAAGAAAGAATACGACATGCTTGAACAGGATATCAAAGCCGAAGTCTTGAAAAGGGAAAAACGCATTAAATATAGATCGCTTCTCAACAAGGGCGACGCGATTGTCGCCCGCTTTCCTGAGCGCCGCGCCGCGTGGCAGCGATTCAAGGAAAGCGACGCCGTAAACGAAGTCAAGCTTGTTGTGGCGATGGTTGAGCATCTTGCCGAGTACGAACGCCGTATGCTGCTGATTTTAGCGGAGGGCGCGAAGGAATTCGCCGCTCTCCGGCGAAACTAAAATGAAGAAACGACAGCAAACCACCGCAGACCGGCGGTATTATCACTCTGACGCCTGGCACGCGCTCTGTCAAGTGGTCTATGCTCGCGATAAGGGACGCTGCGTCTTGTGTAACCGCCCCGGCGTCCAGTATCATCATCGGAGCTATGACCACTTCGGACAAGGCGCAACGTCGCCTGAAGTGCATGACGTGCACCTGGTCTGCAAACGCTGTCATGCGATGTTTCACGCGGCAGCGAAGACCAATAAAACGCGCTGGACGCTGGCGGATGTTGAACCAACCGCGTCCGGCGCCTATCAAAGGAGAACGCGATGAAAACAAACTCGTTTTACTTGCCGGACACAGACTGTAAGCGCGGTGAAAAACGCTGCGCCATTTGTGGGAAGATTGACAAAAGAGAAAACCTCTCTTTTAAAATAACCACAAACGGCCCAGTCGAAGTGATTGACGGGAGATTTGAGCACATCCCTTGTTGGGTATGCAGGAAGTGTGCAAAATAACCAAAGATGAGGCGCGGCTCGCCTGGATAGGAGGCTAGGTCTTTCCCTTTCTCCCGAAAGGCTATCACCCCCAAACGAGCCACGCGCCTCATGGCGCTTCAAAATGTGAAAAGGAGAATTATGCTTTTCGATTTAGAACAAATCACGAAAGACGTGACTGCTCAGGTGAACACGACCAAAAGCCGAGCAGTCCGTAAAAGCACCAACTCTGCTTCTGTGCTTGGCAAAGCCTTGAGTCGAGTGCAAGAGGTGATCGGCACGGTCACGATGGGCGAAAGCCTTCATTATGTATCAATCGGAGAATGGTCAATGCACGATATTCTCTTTCATCTCTTGTCACAGACCGGCCCCGCCGATGTCTATATTGCTACTTGGAGCGTCTCAGAAGACGCCGTACGGCAATTGATTCAGAAGGTCACGGACGGAAGTATCACGCGCTTGTATGGCATCTTAGATTGGCGCGTGAAAGTCCGCCGACCGGAAGCCTTTGAACTCGCTCGGTTTAACGTGGCAGACCTGCGTCTGACGACCTGCCATGCAAAAGTCACCGTGATCAGAAATGAGGCATGGGGAATCGCAATTGTGGGAAGTGCGAATTATACAAACAACCCCCGCATTGAAGCCGGAGTCATTGCTTGTGATTTTGACGTGGCATCATTTCATCAGGATTGGATGGCGTCGGAAATTCTCAAAGCCGACCCATTCGAAACACAAAAAACGAGGAGAAATGAATAAAAAACAATTGGAAGAATTGCAGGAACTCGGCGAACTGCAATTCTCGAAAGACGAATGCGCGACGATCATGGGATTCTCGCGCAAGGCATTCAGCGAAGAATTTGAGGCGGACGAAGTCAAGGCCGCCTATGAACGTGGACGCTTGAAAGCCTCCGCCGAAGTGCGGCGGGCAATTTTGCAGCAAGCAAAACAAGGCAGCACCCCCGCGCAAAAGCAAATGATAGAATTGATTACCCGCGCCACACGCGCCACACTCCCGGAGAGCTGGTAACTCTCTGGGATTTTTTTTGCTTGACGAATACACACGGAGCGCGTATTATATCTCTATGCAAGAACTTGACTTTGTCATAATGACAAATAAAATTTCGCTGCAACTTGCAGCAACCGTCTTAAATCTCATTCAACCAGGGGAGGAGGATGGCGTTATTTCTTCAAAAAATTAGAACGCCCGGTCGCGGCAGCCTGTATTGAAATTGAGATGGAGGAGGACTAATCATGCGTGCCTATCCGGTGCTTATCGCGTATCTCATCGTCGTGGCAATTTTCGTCACTTCTTGTATTTTTCAGGTCATCCCGCCGGAACCGGTGTTCCCGCTGCCTGTTCATACGCCGGTGACGCCGGTGTTGGATGACACATATTTTTTTGCATGGGGATAGAGGAGTCTATGAACGATAGCGAATTACTTCAAGCGATGCGCGACGCGGGGATTCACCCCGCAGTCGTTGACCCCTTCGGCGGCTCAGGCACGACCCTTATTGCCTGTGAACAGCTTGACCGGACATGCTACATGCTGGAAATCTCGCCGGTGTACTGTGATGTCATTCTCCGGCGATGGGAAACCCTGACCGGGCAAGCAGCAACGCGCCTGAGTCAACAGGAGTCCACTTTTTAATTATGGCCAAGTCCAGACTCGACAACCCGGAAATTCAAACCGCCGTCAAGCACTACGTTCGCGCCGCGGGCGTCTTGACCGACGCCTGGCTCGTTGCCGGATATAAAGACCGGACGGCCTTCTACAATTATCTCAAAAAGCACCCGGTCTTTCACCAGGAATTGAATGACATCAAATACTTTTCCGACCCGGCCGTCAACGTCGAACTCATCAAACGCGCCCACAAAGCCGTGCAAGACAACCTGACGGTTGGCGCGGTCAAGACGATTGTTGACCTTGACCGGGAAACCGGCAAGCCCGTCCCAACGCGCAAAATCATGTCCGGCCCCTCGAAGTGGGCAATCGAAATGATACTGAAAGCGCCCACGATGACCGAGGCGGCGTTGAAAATGGTACTGGCAAGTCTCATTTATGAGTTGAGCCGGAGCAGCCTGAGCGACGCGGTAAAGGCTGAATTTTATAAATTTCTGGACGAATTTAAACGCAAGCAGCTCGTCGAACTGATTCAGCGCGGCTGCGCGGTGAAGGAAGACGTCGATGCATGATTTATAGCAAGGCCTCGCAACAGTTTTATTTGTCCCTCCTCACACAGCACGCCAACGCTCAGAAACCGATTGAATTTCCCACTTATACGCCCTGTTCCTGGCAAGCGGAGGAATTTCACGCTTCACAAGCCCACATTCGCGCCCTGTTCGGGGGAGACCGGGCAGGCAAGTCCGGCACCACGGCAGCGGAAATGGTGAAGCTGATTCGCACATATAAGGGCGAAGGGGAACTCTTCTGGGTGGCCTGCTTGACAGAAGACAAAATCCCCCCGGTCTGGAAATGGTACAAAAAGTTACTTGCCAAAGAAGAAATCGTCTGGGAGCGCGTCGAATGGCGCAAAACCGGGCGCATTCCGCATATCATCCCCACCATCTACGGATCACAGATTGAATTTAAAACGTTTCGCAGCGGCAGCGGTGCGTTCGCGGCGGAAAGTGTTCGCGCGATTCACCTGGATGAAGACGGCGCGCGTGTCACGTCGGACATGTCCGAAATCTTTACGGATTGCTGTTCTCGCGTGTTCGACAAGGACGGGTATGTTTTTTTGTCAGCAACACCGGTGTTAGGCATGAATTGGATGTATAAGCGCATCTTTTTGAACCCAGACCCGGACGTGCAATGTTGGAACGTTTGCACTGATGATAACCGCACGTTGCCAGAGGCGAACAAAGCCAAGCAAAAAGCCCGGTTAACAGCCGACGAATTTGACCGGCGCTATCGTGGCATGTTTACGATGCTCTCTGGCGCGTGTTTCAAGGAGTTCAATCGTGACGTGCATTTCCTGAAAGAGCCAGCGTATATTTCCGGCGCGTGGCGACGCATTCGCGTGATAGACTTCGGGTATGAGCATGATTTCTGCTGTTTGTGGATTGCCTGCGATCCGTCCGGCGTCTTATATATCTATGATGAATATTTCGCTAAAGGGCGGCTGCTGGCCGAACACGCGCAAGAGATATACCAAAAGACAACAGCACACATGTATAATATGGCAGAACCTCACAACTATATGCCGATAGAGGTCACGGTTGCTGACCATGACAAGCAAGACAGAGCAGAGCTTGAGAATCCTACCCTCGGAGAATGTGCAATTTATACAATCCCGGCCATCAAAGAGGTTGACACTGGGATTCAGAAAGTCAACCGGTATTTCAAACAAGGCCGGTTATACATCTTGCCTCACTGTGTCAAAACCACAGAGCAGTGTAGCACGTATCATTACAAATTCATTAAGGAAGGCGCAGAGGAAAAGGAAGTGGTGTTTAAACTGGATGATGAAGCGCCAGATTGTATTCGGTATGGCGTCGAATATTTTGATAGTGGTTCTATGTTCTATGATGTGCTAACATAAACCATTTTAAGTTGGCACCATTTGACAGTGGTTTCTAACAATGGCGTGAACGCAGACCCGGAAGGACGGGCGTAAAATTCGTACTTAACCCGGTAGTGCGTGCCGCCCGTCCTTCCGGGCTGGTTACGCCTATCGTTATGCCTCTCTCATAATTGAGGCATGGAGGTAACGTAAAAATGGAAGATGCCGTGTTTCAAAGTCAATTGTATCATGACGCTGTTTCGGATACAGAAGAAATCCAAGTTGGCGACATGGTTGCCTGGGAACATGACGAAAGTGTGCATGGCGAAGTCATTGAACTATTGTCGAATGAATATGTTGACATGGTTCGCTTCAGGACTCGTGATGGCGAAATCAAAGAAATGTTGCTGGACGAATGCGTCAAGGCATAACAATTGCGTGCAAACGACCAAACCCGCGCACCATAATTTTTCGCAATACAAACAGCGTCCAGGTGCGGGTTTGGCGTTTGACGCATAGCGTTACACGTCTTTGGAGGGCGTGAATTATGAATGAAACATTAAAAAGTACCTTAGAAATGATGCGGTCAATCTCGAAGGCCGCAGATATCAAGATTCATCGCGGATTTACAGATTTTTTGGCGGATCGCATTATTCAGGCGTGTACGCAGCCGACATTATTGGGCATGACGGAACGCCTGGCCGCGCTGCTACATACCGAAATTGATTTCGTCAAGGGACAAACCGTCGCCGCCTTTTTGCGGAACGTGAATGCCTTTGACGCGCCTGCCGTCCTGAATTGGCTGCGGGAATATCCGCGAGTTGCGGCAATGGTGATTCGGTCAGATGAGGTCGTGTTCAGCGAAGCCTTGAAAACAATTGAATTGACCGTCTCTGCGATGGAAAAGGGGACGGCGTTACCCGCCGCCGTCTGTGATATTCCATTGACGATTACCTGCCTCTCGCCGCTCGCACATGGGGCGGATACCAAAGCCGGAAACGCGACCATCTTCCGGCGAATGCAAGTCCTCTCTACGACAGGTCAAGTGCTATCCCTGCCATTCTACGCAGGGAACGCGCTGCGCGGCCAGATGCGCGACGTATTGGCCGATCATTTTTTACAGTCGTTGGGATTGACGCCAAGCAAGGCCAACCCGCCCTGTCATCTGTGGTTTTTCCATGCCCTGTATGCAGGCGGGGCGCTAGAAGAAAACAGCGAACAGGCCAAAGCCCTATCAAAAAAGATGGGGAGCAGTGGCGCAGTCCGCGCTGAAGGCGTGAATGAACTCAGAAACATGATTGTGCCATTATCGCTGCTTGGCACAGCCCTCGGCAATCGTGTCATTTCCGGGCGCGTGAATGTTTGCGATTGCCGCCCGCAATGCCAGGAATGGGGCAACGGCGAGTTGTCAGTTGGTGATTTGTTTGAGTGGACGTATCTCACCAGGCGCGAAGACCACGAAAACCACGCCGCAGGCGACAACAGCAGCATGTTTGCCAATACGGAATGTCTCAAGGCAGGCACGGTGCTAACGGGTGGGATTGATGTCAGCGAACACGCCACAGACCTGGAACGATCGTGTTTGGGTGTGGGGTTAAACCTTTTGCAGCAACACGGATATTTAGGCGCAGAGAACCGTCGTGGCCTGGGGCAGGCAAACATTGAGATAACAAACGCCCCGAACGCGGCAATGTATGAATCGTATCTGTCAGAGAATCGCTCGAAAATCCTGGCGTACCTTGAAGAAATCGGAGCGATTACAAAACAAGGGGAACTGGTATGAATCATCCGGTCAATCTAATTGCGCAATCCATCCAGGGCGATCCGGAATGCCCGGCGTTGCCGTGCGAACCAACACAGGGTATTTGTGCGATTACCGGCGCAGCGGGGGAGTGCATCCCCCGCAAAAAACTTTTAGGGAAATCGTTTACAAATGGCGATATGTTAGCCCGGCCTGATTCTGAGATGGTCAGCGCGGACGCTTACTACGCCCTCAAATTTAAGTGGGAGCGCATGTCAAGCTGGATATGCGATGGAACCACGTTTACGCGCTTAAATCGTCAAGGGGTACGTCAGTATGCCTTGTCAGAGAATACGCCGCCTATATGGGCCGCCTACGCGACGACAAGCTATAAAAAACACGGCAGCCTGAACGCGAAAGTCAACACGGGCAAAAGTCGCGTGTGGCTTTTTGAGACGCGGCAGGCTGACTTGACAGACATGGCGCAGGTCAAGGAGTGGTGGGACGTCCTCAATACGGCGTTACGGGCGGGCATTGGGCGCAGCGTGTTGGAATCATTGGAATGCCCGCCGTTTGTCATCGGCAAGGTTGGGCTAAAAACATGGCTGGACTTTGAAGCGTGGGCGCGTCCGCGCTACCTGTCGGCGCTCTATGCGTTTTTGTGCTACCTGCTCCCGTCGCAAGAGGAACTAAAGAATGAAGCGTGAACCCAATATCAACCTGCGCTTAGAAGGCAAACTCCATCAGCACACCGGTCAATTTCGCCGGTATTTAGAGCAGGCGAAACGCTTCACAGCGCAAGCCTTTGAACGCTTTGCAACGCCCTACCTATCATTGTCAGGCGGGAAAGATTCCGTTGCGATGCTTGGCGTCGTGAACGATGTTGCCTGCGAGATGGGCAAATCGTTTGAAATTTGGGCGCATATCAGCGACGCCTCCTTTCCGGGCACGGTGGAAACTATTCGCGCCTGTGCGGAGAAGACCGGACGCCCGTTGATTTTGGATGAATCGCCAGTGTCAGCGTTTGATGTGATTGGTCAGCAGTCCGCACAGCGATTCGGCAAGCAGGGCTATTTTTTTGACGCCATTGCGGAGCAGTGCCAAACGCACGATCTTGCGTTCGTGGGGGTTCGCGCTGCTGAATCGAAACGCCGGACGGATGCCTGCAAAGCGCACGGACATCTCTTTGAAACGACCGTTCCGGCGCATCACTGGAAATGTCAGCCGATCTGCTGGTGGACAATTCAGGATGTTGCGGCGGCCTTAGCCTATTATGATTTGCCGATCCACCCCATTTATGATAAATTTCCAACCGATACCGGGGCGATCCGGTTGGGATACGCGACGGCGTTGGATTTAGTTGAAAAGGGCACAGTTATTTTTTTACGCAAAAACTATCCCGACTTGTATCAGAAATTGACACAAGCACGGCCTGAACTCAGGAGATTGTCATGAATTTTAAAGTCATTTTTCAACTTGACGGCTGCGGGATATATTACGATCCGAACGAGCCGATCCACCTTGACGCACTGCTCGCGTGGGCGCTTGCGCCGATGCAGACGCAAGAACGCTGCTTACTGCGCAGTGACACGCCGGATGACATCCAGTTGCCGCTGTTACGGTCAACCATCAACGGATCGCAGGTCTGGCACGCCTCCGCGCTTTTCCCGGAGCAGCCCGGAGTTGAGACGCTGCGATTTTGGCGGAAAAAATTTCGTCAAGACCGTCTGCATTTAACGAAAGGCTCGCCCAACCTGACCAATGGCATCTATCGTGAATATAATATGCCCGTACCGTTGCTCTTAGTGCCGCAGATGATTGCGTATGCCTCCGGGAATTGTAAGGAGGTCAAACGCATCCTGAAAAAGCACATTAAGAGCCTGGGGAAAAAGCGATCCTATGGGTACGGGAAAGTTGTCTCGGTCGAGTGTGAGGAAATCGCGGAAGATTGGTCATTGGTTGCCGATGGCGTTGTTATGCGCTGGTTGCCACATCCTGATGGCGTTCGTCAGGTGCGCCCGGCTCCCCCTTATTGGAATACTTGCGGGGCCGTTGCCAACTTGGAAGTAGGGGCGACGTGTAACAATGTGTTGCAGCGGAGCGAAAAAGGCGGCGTTTAAATTTGTTTGTGTTCTTCGAGCTTGGGTGGCGCCCGCTGTTTTGCGCTCCGCTGAACACAAGCGTTATGTTGCTGGTCAAATGTCGTGCTCGCATAAAAAAAGTAAAATTCTCCTTGACTTCTGCGTATTGAATACGTATTGTAAGAGTATGGAAAAACAACGAATTTTTGCAGGTGAAATTACGACAGTCGAAAAGGCCGAATGGCTGAAACAGATGAAACGCGATGGCTTTACTGCGCTATGGACGTGGATTTGTTGGGTGATTCGTCAACATATCAAGGAGAACCATGAATCCAGTGAATGATATTCAAAAGGAACTTGTAACTTTAAAATATGCCGACATCATTTTTGATGAAGGCATTTACCCACGTGTCGCAGGCCATGACCCTGTAAGGGTACAAGAATACGCTCAAGACATTGAGCAGATTGAGTCAGCGCAATGTTTTATTTCCGTCAACTCAGAGAACAAGCTGCTTGACGGCAGACATCGCATGTTAGCGTATAAGAAAAACGCAGAAGGCGCGACAGATTTCACATTGCAAGTGTGGAAATACGCGATTGCGTCGCCGTTGGAATCGTTCAAGCTCGCCTGTTTCTTGCAGGATAAAGGGAAAAGTCTTGAGAAAGAAGATCGAGAGGCCAGCGCAAAAAAACTGTATGCAATGGGAGCCGGGAGTCAAAAAGATATTGCCGCGATTTTGTCCGTTACACCTGGACGTGTGAGTCACCGGAAGTCTCGCTTCGTGGGTTGCACCGATGCCGCAAGCATCAGCAGCAAGGTGAAACGGGTTTTTTATTTTGGAATATTACGTTATGACTGAAATAACAAACATTTTTTGCAGTATTTCAGAACTTACTAATGAGGCGAGTGTTGAGGCTCGTTTTATCAATCCTCTTTTGGAGGCATTAGGATATTCACCTAAAGATATTGCGTTAAAAACTGCAATAGGTGAATTTAAAGTTGGCAAAGGAAGTAAGTCATCTTTGTATAAACCTGATTATATTATAATGACAGCCGGAATCCCGTCCGTTATAATTGAAGCTAAATCCCCTGTTGAAGATATTGAAGATTGGGAGTCTCAATGTTCCTCATATTGTTTAGAACTTAATAAATGTTATGATTATAATCCTGTTCAATATTATGTCATTACAAATGGTCTTGTAACTTCATTATACCAATGGGATCGAAAAAAGCCCATAGCTTCGCTTAAATTCATCGAGTTTTTGCCTAATAATGACAATTATAATAAGTTTAAGACTTTATTAGAATCTAATTCTATAAAACAAGAAGCAACAAAATTAAAAGAAACGTTAGAAGATTCCGAATTTGAATTTAAAAAGATACCCTTATCAGATCTAACCATAAAGTTTCAAAAGCTGCATCAATATATCTGGACTAAAGAAAAGATGAGTCCAAGCGCTTCATTTGAAGAATTGATTAAGATCATTTTTGTAAAAATCCAGAAGGACAGAAGTCTATATAACACTCTCGGAAATAACCCACATCCTAAATATAAAGACGTAGTATTTTCTTTACATTGGATTGCAAATCAAACTGAAAATGAGAGTCCTATAAATGATCCTCTTTTTAGGAATCTTGTCCGTGCATTAGAAAAAGAAATCCAAGATGGGAAGAAGAAGCGAATTTTTAATGAGGACGAACAAATCAATTTAGATGAAGAAACTATAAAATGGATTGTAAAAGAAATAGAACATATAGATTTTGCTGGAATGGAAGAAGATATACATGGCCGCATTTTTGAATCATTTCTTGATGCTACTGTTCGTGGCCGAGAATTAGGTCAATTTTTTACTCCACGCGATATTGTTTCTCTTATGGTCGAGCTTGCAAACATTGAGGTTTCTAAGCAACGAGTTGATATTGTTTTAGATGCGTGCTGTGGATCGGGAGGTTTTTTAATTGCGGCAATAAATGTAATGCTTAATAAACTAAAATCGTTGGTAGGAATATCAAACGTTGAACGAAAGAAGATTGGGAAACGAATACAAGATGAAAGCCTCTTTGGAATAGATGCTGGTAGTAATCCAGCAATATATCGAATTGCACGGATGAATATGTATTTACATGGCGATGGAGGGAGTAATATATTTTTTGCTGATTCTCTTGATAAATCAATAGGAAGAGTCGGGAGATCTGATATTGAGGGGAATAGACAACATGATGAGTTAAAAGATTTGTTAATTGCTCGCAATCAAAAATTTGATGTCATTTTATCAAACCCACCATTTTCTATGCAATATAGCAAAGATGATAGTTATCAAGCTAAGATTTTGGCACAATATAATATGGGGATTGCTCAAAATTCTTTATTCAGTAGCGTAATGTTTATTGAGCGGTATAAGGAACTTATTAGCCAAGAAGGTAAAATTTTTGCTATAATAGATGAATCTATTCTTTCAGGGTCAAAATATGCATCGGTACGAAAGTATATCAGAGAAAATTTTATTATAATCGGGATTATCTCTCTTCCGGGAGATGCTTTTAGGAGAGCTTCTGCACGAGTAAAAACGTCTATTATTATTTTGCGTCTTAAAAAACCAGATGAAGAACAAACAGATGTCTTTATGACAAATGCAGTATATACAGGACTTGAAGGAAAAGTATCTCAACGTATAGGAATAAGCGCACAATCACTACAAGAAGAAAAAGTGTTTGAAAAAAAAAGGATAATCGCTGATTTTAAAAAATATAATGATGGGATTGCAGGTAATTATTTAGTTTCGGCAGATAGCCTCTCAGATCGTTTAGATGTAAAGTTTTGCATAAATGATCGTGGACGTAAGGAGAATGAATGGAAAAGTAAAGGATTACAGGTTACTACTATAGGAAAAGAGCTTTCATTGGCAGCTAAAAGAAAAGTAAAAGTATCGGCTGATGAAATATATCAATTTTTACGAGTAAACTATGATGGTGATATTATTGACGGCGATGTTATTGATGGACAAAAATGTTCCTATTCATCTCTTTATATAGTAAAAGAATGGGATATATTGTTGTCCAACATGGGAGTCGGTAGAGGGGCAATTGGTATTGTTCCCCCGTATCATTCTGGGAAATTTGTTTCCAATGAATACACAATTGTTACTGCCAAAACACACGAAGAGGCTGTTTATTATTCAACCCTTATCAGAACCAAAGAAATATTGGGTGATATTTTATCAACTACTACAGGAATGAATCGAGGGAGAATTAACTGGGATAACATAAGGCATGTAAAAATTCCTGCTTACCATCCGAATGATGATATTAAAAAGTTAGTAGAAGAATTAGAAGAGTTTTGGATAGCATACGAAAAATTCAATTCAGGAAAAACATCTCACATGCGACAAGTTATTGATATACTTGACGTTGACGGGGAAGATGCTCATAAAAGATGGTTAGCGTTTAAACCTCCAGAATAAAAGTTATCGTCCCGCTTTGCCCCCGCTCTGTCAGGTTATGTGGTACTCCAAACGGAGTACTTGTCGCGGAGGCAAGCGGGAATCATGGGAGTCGTTAGCATAAAAACAGATCCCGCTCCCTGCTCGAAGACTCGCAGCGGGCTTATTGCCTGATCTATAAAATTTGGCGAAATAAAGGCGAAAATTTGTTGACAATATTTCAGAAGAAGATTCAGTTGGCATCATGCTAAATATAGCCGACATTTTATTAGAAATTGCCTCATTCTATTTCTCGGAACATGGTAGAGGTATCTCTAAAACAAAACTGTTAAAACTCGCCTACCTTGCCGAAGTTGAGTATTTCCGTAGAAATGGAGAGCGATTAACAAATTCAGATTGGGTCTATTATCTGTATGGCCCATATTTGTTTAATATTGAGAAGATTGAACTTCCTGAAGAGAAACAAGCCGAAATAATCTTGCCTCCCAAAGGGTTCACAAGTACTGTCGAACTTGCGACAAAGATGCTTATTCAAAAAATAGTCCTCCGCTTTGGTTCTCTGGACTTGAAAAAACTTCTTGATTATGTCTATTTTGAAACAGAACCTATGATGAACGCTGATCAACGTTTTGAGCATTTAGATTTTTCGGCAATATTACCTCAAGAGTATTATAATGTTGAGAAATTGAAAATCCCCCATAAAAAAGAGCAAGCTATATTAGCGGCGCTGAAAAATAAACTGGAGGCAAGACGTGCCAAACAAGGCGGATTTCACCATGAATAAAAATATATTGCTTGCCTGTATTGTGATCCTTTTTGCCTTGCTTTCCTCCTGTTTTTTCAATCCCTTTGAGCAATTTCAGCCAGCCTACCCTCGTAATTTTACCCCTCCTCACATTACACCTATTTTTTCTGACGAAAACATTTCCTTTGCCCTCGTTTAATTTCACGATTACAGTCAAAAAATAAACCTCGCTATGCGCCTTAGATAAAAAATAATTTGACAAATAGATACTCAAATATTATATATAGCGCATGAGTGTCATAACATCTATTTATAAATCATTAGCGAAACTGCCAAAGATACAACAACTCTATTCAACTTTTGGTCGATATATAGATCGCCAGTCTCTTTCCTGGACAGGCTACCAGTCAAACCTCAATCCCGACCCGATAGACGCCACATCACAAGGCGACCGGTATTTCAGAGCCTTTGTCAATCCCCATGTTAAAGCGGGTTTGCTTTACTCAGATGCGTCTCGCTTGTTTGTCTCGGCGCATGGTCTTGATCCAAATGAGTTTGGTTCATATTTCCCTTCTCAACTAGCCTATACCACGCCGGATGATGGAGATGATGTGCAATGGGAACATCTGGCAACGCAATATGATGAGTGGTTTGATGGCGGGTTTCAGCCCATACTTAAGAGTCTGCAAGACCCTGCCTTAATTTACGGCCGGGCAATCGGAGAAATTGAATGGGATCGCAATGATGAAGGGGTGTATTCGCCGTTTATTTGGAGTCGAGACCCACAGGAGTTTGTCTTATTCCCGTATGACTTGCCGCCGGGCATCTATCGCAAGAAACACGCCTATAGCACTGCCTGGTCATCAGAGCTTGTAAAAATGCCGCCCGGCAAGTTTATGCTCATAACGCATGACCCGCTTTTCAACAATCCTTACGGTCAAAGCCTCTTGCGTAGTCTGCTTAAGCTGATTGAGACCTGGCAAGGCACAGGTACAGGCTATGAGGATGACGCCAACCAGCAAGGCATCTTTGACGCATGGCGCGAGGGCATGAAAAAAGCCGGGTTTGGCATGTGGTTAGCCTCCTTTGACAATTCTATCGCCGGTAATGACAATCGGAGTATTGAGGCCAGAGAAACTTTGTTGGCCGGAGTCAAAAAATTAGGTGTACGGATTGCCGGGATATTTCATGAGAATGCGAATATCCGAAGTGAGAAATTAGAGCTTGACTCCGCCGCATTCATGGACTTTTATACGATGTATGTCCAGTCAATTTCTATTTTACTCTGTGGATCTGCGACTGCTCTTGGAGAGGGCAAATATGGCAGCTATGCGAAAGAGGAGTCAACAACCGTCCGTGAGAAAAGCAATAGAGAACAGATAACCGCCTCAATGCTCTCACTGGCATTTACGTATCAATTTAACCGGTTCTGGTTACATTACAATTACGGCAATGCAGTCAAAGGCATACCACAGCTTCAACTGATTCCACCGGATCGCATTATGCCGACCACGCCGGAAGGCCAGCAGACGCGGATGGGCGCGAAGCAAGAGGACATCGTTGTTGAAACGCCGGCCGAGTTGCAAGCCGCTGACGAGGACGAACCGGTCACGGCAATCAAATTCCCCTCTGACTTAGCCCTGCCCCCGGTCTATGAAAGCGTCAAAGCGCAAGCGAAAACCATCCTCCGCACGATGCCCGTGTATAGCAAGCGCGAGTTTGACCGCTTGCCAGAAGAGGAGAAGCACGCCTCGTTCACGATTGCCGCGTTACGCAATAATACCGCCGCGATGCAAACTATTTTAAACCTCATTGCCGATACGCTGGACTATACGAATGAGGCCGATGCGTGGGCGGAGTTTTCGAGGCAGTATAAACGAGAAGGGATTGGCGCATCCTTGCCTGACCTCATGACCGCGTTTCGCTATGCGCGACAAACTGCGTTTTCACGCGCGGTAGATGCCATGATTGAGCAAGATTTTGGCATTTACGCGATTGTCCTGAAAACGCAAGAGGATCCGCGAGTGCGCCCATCGCATAAGAAGCTCTTAAACGTAGCACGACTGGCCGATGACAATTGGATTCGCCGGGTGAAATTCCCATTATCGTATAATTGCCGCTGCTACAAGCAACCTATGATGCAACAGGAGTTTCACGATTCCGGGTTGACCTTGACGCCGGACGATAAACTCCCGAACCTGAAATCATTGGAGCGACTTTGATGAACCCGGATAAGATATATAGACAAGGCTTTTTAAGAGCCGTGCAGATAATGAAAGAGGCGATTCGAGAGAAAAAATCCTTGTCGCCACTTGCCAAAAAGCAATTATTTGACGATCTTGCATTATTAGAGCAAAAGGCAAAAGTGCCAATGTTGACAAGTATGCAAGGCTTATAATCACAAGACAGGCTAAGACGTGAACGTGCGCATGTCCACGTTCACGTTGAAGAGAGAAACAAGGGGCTGTTCGGAGCCGAACCTTCGAACATGCCCCTTTTTCTTTTGCCTGCTGACACGAGGGAGAATTATGGCAAGCTGGGGAACACCACTGAGAACCTTATTCAACGCTGTCTATGACAGCGCACTCGGCGCGTTACATGTCAAGACGATTCCGGCAGCGCATTGCGTCCCAGATGCGTATGCCCTGAGCGCGACCGGAGCAGACGCCTTTGCGACAATTCTGACGCCCTCTGAAGACAAGGCACATCTCGCAGTCTATAACGCCGGAACGCATCCCGCTGTCCTCTCCTTAGACGCCGGAACAACCGCGCATCTCTATGTCCCTGGGCAAGCAACACAAGTCTTTGATTGGATATACTTAGAGCAGGGCGTGGCGATTCAGGCGCGAAACGCGACGCCGGGCAGTAATTATACGAATCTTTATTTGATGATATGGTGACGCTTATGAGTGCTTTTTTTGTGTTCCCCACGCCGCAAACGCCTGTGTCTGTAAAGGAGAAATTATGGAAACCATATATGAACTTGCCACATTGAAAGACGTGCCGATTCTCCGGGCAGGCGCGCACAAAAGCCATAACGCCGGAGACATCGTGATCACAGAAGCAGAACTTGACCGCATCTTGCAAGGCTCACAAGCCCTGATTCCGCTTGTCAAGGAGAGTCTGGATACCGGCGTCTATCGTGGCAACGAAAGCCTGAAACTGGCGAAAATGCCCGGGTTTATCAACTTCGTCCATAATGGCATTTTAGCGGACACGATAAAAGAGCGAACCAAAGGCGTAGAAGTCGAGTATAACAAGAAGTACTTCGAACACCCGGAGACGGGGGAGCGCGTGCCCTGGTTGACGCAGACCTTTCGCAACGTCCCGACAGACATTGCTGAGGCGATCCAAATCAGGTTTCCGAAGCGCAGCGTCGAATTGATACCCTTTACAGACCCAGCGACGGGGGAAAGCTATGACATGGCTGTCCGGTCAACCGCGTTCTTGAATAACGATTGGCCAGAGACGCCGCCAGCCGTCACCGGGCAAGATGAGAAGTTACAGATAGAGTTTTCGCAGGGAGAAGACCCTGTATTAGTACTGTTGTCGGGCGATCCCGAAACAGTAAATACCAACACATCACCACAGGAGGTTGATGATATGGGAGATCAACACATGCCTGAAACCGGGATCGTGACCGAATTACAGGCAAAATTAGAGCAACAAGCCGCTGAATTGCAATCGTACAAGGAACTGCATGAGGCGGAAAAGGCGGATCGCGCCGCGCTTGACAAGAAAATTGTCGAGATGCAAGCGCGAGAAGCCCAGCGCGACGTCACGGAGTTTATGAAGGATTTGCGCGGGAAGCATATCACCGGCGCGAATGGCGTGGTGTATGCACCGTCAAAAGCCTTCTGTGATATGATTGAGCCGCTAATTTCCGGGACAAAAACCGGGGCAGTCATTGAGTTAGCAGAAGGCCAGAAACCAGCGCGACAAACCTTCATGAATCTTATCAATGAAGTCGTAGAATTAGCCTCAAAAGATGGAGGCATGTTAGTCGCGTTAGGGCAGATTGCACCCGGAGTGAATGCACCGCCAACAGATGAACAGAAACCGAAAACGCCTGTTGAACTCATGAAAGAGTATGAGAAAGACGGGTTATCCCCTTCGGACGCCTGGAAAAAGGCCAATGAAGGGCTGTACGGAGGGAAATAATCATGGGAACACAACCAGGATGGAAAATTGACCATAAGAAGAGTATTCCGGTCTTCGCCGCGAATGATGTCGTTGAAGGGCAGGTGGGCAAATTAACCAGCGAATATATTGCCGATATTTGTGGCGCGGGCGAAATGCCTGCGGGCGTGTTTCCGCGCAGCGTGGATATTTCAGAAGTGGGCGCGTTAACCGAACTTGTCAGAGGGGATCAGGCCGTTTGCATTGCTGCTGCGCCGATTGTCTCCCTGACGATTCCCCTGAAAGCGGCAGACGCTGGCGCAGTCACGCCCTGTACGGCGGATCAGGATATTATCGTCGGGATGCCGTTAACCTTACAAACGACCATTAATGGGCATGTCACTGTGGACTTGACGCTAATGGGGAGTTATTATGCCACAACATAGGGAGGTGACATCTTATGTCGAATACGATCAATACGATTAACAAGCGCGACATGGAAATGTTAGCCTATGCGCTAACCGATCCGAATGCAAATCTTGTTTATAATATGGCATTCCCGGCATTTAATGCCGGCGATGAGGTTGGGAAGTTTCGTAAGAAAGATATTCGGTCATACTTCGAAGAGAAACGGGTAATAGCCTCAAAATTTACCGTGCCTGAAACTTCAAACACGACTGACAGCTTTCTGGATTTTCACATTACGCCAATCGCCAGAGGCTTTCAGTTCTCTATGGCAGACCTGGGCAGTCCGCAAAAATACGGGCATACAACCGGCGCATCTATGATAGAGGAAGAGCTTGCTATCAATACTTTCCTCATGAAAAAGCTGAAAGAGAAAGCCCTCTATACGTTTGTCACAACCAATGCGAATTATGCCAGCGCCAGCCATTATGCCAATGCAGCGACGCCCTGGTCAACGGTTGCTACCGCAGATTCATTAGATGACATTACCGCTGGGCGGACAGTTATCGAGGCCGCCGGATATAACGCAAATGCAGGCATTATCAGTCAAACCGCGTACAGATATTTACAACAGCACGCCACGATTCAGAGCGCAACCAATGTTTCAGGCTCGCGGAGAGACGGTCAAGTCAACCCTACCATTACCGTTGATTTCCTGAAAAATTACTGGCAGCTTGACTACTTATGGGTTGCACGTGGCAGCTTGATCACCGATTCATCAGATCCAACAGACGAGACAACCGTTGAAATTTGGGGCAATTGCATGTTACTGTTTCAGTTTGACGCGAATCCACGCCCGCGACAGCCTTCCTGGATGAAGCATCTCTTCTGGCAGCCAGACGGCAAAGGCGAGCCTTCAGAAGGCTGGTTTGTGAATGAAACCTTTGAACCGCGTCCTGGTGGCGTCGGCGTGACGACCTGGGATATGTGGAATTATTATACCTATCTCAGTCATTATAACGCGATGGCATACCGGATTGACGCTCTGTATTAAAGGAGGGGGCAGGGCAGCCTGCCCTTTTAGTCTATGAAATATAAGATTAAGACGAAAAAAGGCAACGAAGCGACGCTTGAAGCAAAGACTATGATACAGATGACAGAGGCCGCTCGTCAGTTTTGCCATTCAAAAGGCGAGGGCTGGCCTGGGAGCGTTGTCTTATGGGAACACGTGATAGATGTACCAATCGAACCAAAGCGAGGTAAAAAATATGAATATGACAAATAAAGTGTGTATATTGCTCATTGTTCTACTTTTAGCTTTTACTCCTGGAGTCTCGGCGCTGAATGTCGTGGATACCGTCTTGCAAGATGTCTGGGATTCAACTGGGCAGACGATTCGAATCAGCTATGTATCAAGTGAATCAGGATGGGATGTCGCAGAGGAAACCGCACTGACAAACACGGTTCATCCACTTGTGACGTTTACGCATACGACAAGCGACACGCCAGCAGCGGGGATAGGCTTATCATTGGACTGGTATCAGGAAACCGCCGCAGCCAACACAGAATTGGCGGCGCGAATTGCGGTCGTTGCCTCTGATGTCACGGCAACCTCTGAAGATTTTCGATTTGACTGGATGCTCATGGCTGCCGGGGCGACGCCTGCAACGAAGATGAGTCTTGGAAGTACGGGGATTTTAACGCTTGTGGGCGGAGCGACTCTTGATAATGCGACCAGCGCGACCAACCTCTATATTACAGAAACAACCGTAACAATTATTGGAAATCAGGTCATCACTGGATCGGTTGACATCACTGGCGCTGGCGGGCTGATCTTATCCAATGATGAGACGATCACAAATGCAGTCGATGGAACGGTACTTATTACAGCGACAACGTTGGCAACTTCAGGCGCGTTAGATGTTACCGGCGGGGGAATTACGCTTGAAAATGATGAAACCATTACAAACGCGGTCAATGGAGCAGTTGTCACAGATGGAACATTTCAAGCCCCGTCTTTCATTGTTGTTGATTCTACAGAGGGTAGCGGAGCGTTAACTTTGCACACTACAACCGCCTCAAGCGGGACATTGACAGGTGCAACGGATACGATTGAGGTCAATATTCCTGCGAATGCACTCTTGCATTCATGCCAGTTGAGGGTTGATGTTGCCGTAACCAATGATGGGGATAACACCTGGTCAGCCGCGTATTCTGGCGGCGCAACTCAGGAGATTGCCGCCGCCGCAACCGCCGCCGCAAAGAATACAAAGGTCAATACCTTTTTTGATGCGAATGACGCGACGGCAATAACATCAGGAGAAACGGATATTACTTTAACACCACAAGGAGCAGATTTTACCGCTGGCGAAATTACGGCTGTCTGTTATTACTATACGTTAACGGCTTTAACTGATGCGCCTTAATTGATATGGCCTTACCAGAATTTTCAACATTGCAGAGCGTTCAGACGCGAGCGAATAGTAAGCGGATCAAGGGATGGACGGACAAAGATAAAGACTCCATCCCTGACCCTGATACTCTGACAGCCGGGTTTCAATATGCCTCTGGACTGATCTTTGAATATTTAGTTCAGAGATATGGCGAAACACAGCTTGCAGCTTGGACAAGTGCAGATTGCCCAGCGCGACTCCTTGCGATCTCTGATGATCTGTGTCTGCATTATTTCAGTAGTGCGAATTATGCACAAAATGACTTAATTATCGAGATTTATAGAGGTGCAATACAAAGCCTTGAGAATATCAGAGACTATAAGGTCGGGCTGTATGGCGCGACTGAAAGCATGACAGACAAATATGTTTTCGAGGAGACCGACAGTCAATTCGAGGAGTTAACTTACTGGAATGAGGTATAATTATGGCATTTACACGACTAAATAATACAACGTTAGGTGTAAAGAAAGAGACGACACCTTATACGTATGAAGCCCCTGCAGCGACAGATGGGCTGTTGCTTAGGCAAGATTTAGAGCTCAACCTTGACCGGGAATTTCTCGAAGATGACACGATTTCGGGGACGCTGAGCAAGAGCAAGTCTGTTGTTGGCATGTGGTCTGATGATTTAGGTGGCATGATACCGGTCTATGCGCGTTCAGGAGGGACTGATGGCGGTTCAACACCTGAATGTCATTACTTGCTTGAATCGTTATTCGGTTCGCAAGTAGATGCGAATGACAACACGGTCAAAGATGATACTCCAAGAACTGCCCTGTCATTTGTGCTTGGGACACATCCAACAGACATGGAGGTAGGTCAACTGATTATCGTTGATGTAACCGGAACAGGGCAGCTTGAGTTGACACGAATTACAGCGATCACAGAAAGCGGGGGGCCGCCAATAGACACAACAACCATTGCTGTCTGGCCTCCTCTTTCGGCAGCCCCGGTAATTGGCGCAGATGTCTTAGCAGGCACAAATTTCATGCTTTCTGACACGTCCTGGCCTGCCTATTCAGTACTTGCTCAATTTGACGGAACAAAATACATTCGATATTCAGGCTGTAAAACGTCCCAGCTTGAAGCGACGTTTGAAGTTGGGCAGCGTGTTCCTCTGGATTTCACGTTTATGGCAAGCCTGCCTACCTACGATTACGCGGCGGCTACGGATTTCGCGGCAAACTTAGACAAAACCACTGCGTTTTTGACATGCTTAGGCGTGGAACTCCGGGCGATTTTCGCCGGAGTCGCAAAGGGAACACCTACGACAACAAAGACAATTTTAGCCACGCCTGATTTTGGAGTCGCGGCCGGCGATTTAATCTTACTTGAAACAGGGGAAGGGGTTTGGGAAACTGAAACAGTCTCAAACGTTTCTGGCTATGCCGGTCAAGATACGACGATTACACATAGTGCGGCAACTGGGGCTGTCAGTGCAGATGATACGGTGTATATTATTCGCAAACAGTGTGCAGGGGTCGGAGACTCTTTGACGCTAACGGTTGGGATGGAGCAAGAAGTTGTCAAGTGTATGGCAGCGACCGCCGGGAAAGTTGCTATTGAGGCGATAGGAAGAACCGTAACCGTTGCGAAAAATCCTTACTGGCAAGATTGGCAAGAATTTCTTGTCAGAGATAACGCGATTCTTAGCGATCTTGTAATTTATATGGGGGATGAAGAGAATCACATTTTCACAATTTATCTCTCTCAAATACAGAACATGGAAGTTGCTCTCACAATGGATGCCTTGATGAGAAATGACGTGTCAAGTCAGGCAACCGGAACAATGGATGAAATTGTCATGGCCTATTTTTAACGATTAACCAAAGGATGCCCTTATGAAAAATAGCGTACAAGTTTTGTTTGATAGTCAGGCTTTGTTAGCTGACAATGAAGAAGAGAAAATCATTACACTTGACCGGATTGCAGAGGTTGACCCAAAGCCAACGATTACAGTCAAGCTCTCTGATGAGATACGAGAAAAACAGAAAGTCCTCTTTAATAAGTTTAATCGTATTGTTTTCCGGGGGTATCGCAAACAGCAAGAAGCGGAACTCAAGAGCAAAAAAACAGACTATGCGAAAGCTCTGGTTGACCTCTGTGTCGTTGACTCAATAGGTCTATTTGAGAAACATGATCAGACCTTGCTCAAGCGTGTCTTTGTCCGGCAGCCGTCGTTTATGGATTACGTGCTTGCTGAGATAACGAAAGTCTTTGACGGCTCTGTGAAATTGGCAGAAGAGGCAGCAGCAGAAGATGAAAAAAACTGAGATGGCGGGTGAAATGGGAGAAGGCAGGCCATCCGACCCATTGTGTTCTTTGTCTTGAAGAGCAAATTGCAAAGAACCTCCCGCCCTTGCAACGACACACAATCCCCTTGCCTTGCTCAAAACATGGAGACCCGTTAGACGCTCTTTCGCCTGAATGGATATTCTATTTTAACCTGTTTCATGTGATATATCCCTATTCACAATTTATTAGTGTTCGCAAGGGAGGCAAGGGCGAAACAGGAGTACAGCCTATCCTCAATGTAGAGGTATTGCATCTAATTTGCCATGAATTAAACGTAAATTTTAGACGAACCTGGGAGAAGATACAGACAATTTACGAGGTATGGAATGAGTAGTGATGTCTTAAAAAGTCTCTTATCTGCGTATAAAACAGACCTGGAAACCGTCACGCAAACAGGTGAGGTGCTTTCCTTTGTCTGGTCGTATTATGTGATACCTCAAACAGATGTCTTGCCACCTGATTTCTCAACGCCCCTCCCTTGTTTGCTCATCTATCCCTTGACGATTACGACGCCTTTAATGTGTCTCGGCGCGTATGTGTATCAAAAAGACTACCAAATCGGGTTGACGTTAATACAAGAAGGGTTCGGGGAAGATTATGGCCTCATTGCAGATGCTGCAGATACAAGCCTTGTAGATAATCTCAATGCGATAGAAGAGAGGTATCATAATAAGACATTTTCAATAACAAATGCGTGTCAACTCCTCTCTGTTGATTATCAATTACGTAATATCCCTGCGTTCATCTCAAAGGGCTTGTTGCAGGGAACGATAATTTTACAGCATTATTATGAGGATTTCAAATAATGGCGAAATGGGAAATCACCGGCTTTGAGCAAGCCATGAAACATCTGAACCAGATGAAAGCTGGGATAAAAGCGAAAAAAACGTATGATGATATAAGTAACGTGATGATGAATAGTACGCAAAGCAATTTCCAAGCAGGAGGGAGAGACCCACAATGGCCGGAACGTAAACGGAGTTATCCCTGGCCGATACTCAATAAGACAGGAAAAATGAAGAATCAAAGCCTTTCAGAGCTAAGGGTTTGGCTGCAACAAGGGCGCTTGAATATTTTAAATGTCTATTCGACGTTTTATGCTAAATATCATCAATACGGAACAACACGCTTGCCTGTGAGAAAATTTGTTAAGCCTCTTGAACAAGAGAAACAGCAGATGATACAGACCATAAAAAAGGTATTGTTATAATGGCAGATGAAATCATTTTTAAGCTCATTGTTGATTTAGGCGACTCTGAAAAACAGATCGACGCCTTTCAAAAGAAACTTGAACAGCTAAAAAAAGAGATGCAATCCGCTTTTAAGGACTTAAACATTGATTTGCCTGTTTTCTCTGGCTTTGGCGATGGGATTCTCTCTTCTTTAACGGGTGTTGTTGGGAAAGCCTCCTCTCTGTTACTCAGCGGGTTCAAGGGCATTTTTGACGGGATTGTCAGCCTTGCTCAGTCTGCATTTGCTCTGATTGGTGATGTCATATCAACTGCATTTAATGGATTAAGAGACTCTATTAAAAATTCGATCGAGCTTGAAGACGCGATGTCAGGCGTGAAGCGTACCGCAAATTTAACCGGCGAACAAATAGAAGCATTAACAAAAGATGTCCGAGAAATGTCGAATGAGCAGCTAAAGGGCGCGATAGCGGCGGATGATTTAGCCAAAATACTTGAAACCGCTGGGCAGCGTGGTCTTATTGCAGGGGATAATTTTGAAAAAACAAAGAACATTGCACTTGAATTTACAAAAGGCGTCGCCATGACAGCCGGTGCGCTTGACTTGTCTTTTGAAAAAACAGCGGATTCACTCGGTAAATTTGCCACATTAATGGGGATGTCAGCGGATGAAATTGGGAAAGTTGGGAATGCGATCAATGTCTTATCAGACACCACAGATGCCGCTTCTGCAAATATCGTGAATATGGCCGGTCGGCTTGCTCCTGTAGCAGCATCATTTAAACTCTCTGCTTCTGACACCTTGGGTTTTGCTGCTGCGATGGATTCATTGGGGGTCTCATCTTATACCGGAGCGACAGCGTTACAGACAGCATTCAAACAAATGACATCAAATATTGATGGTTTTGCAAAAGTGTTCTCACTTGATGTAAATAAGTTAAGGACATTAATACAGACAGATATTGGAGGAGCATTTGAATATTTATTACAAAATATAGATAAAATGGCAACGGCAACACCGGATGGTGTTGAGAAGGTTTCTCTTGCTTTAAAAGAATTAAAAGTTTCAGGGGCGGGCGTTTCGACTGCGTTACTTGGATTGGCAGGCATGGGGCAGGAATTACAACAGAAATTTTTAGACCCGGCAGCCCAAAGTATTACAAATATGGATTCCATTACAAAGGAATTCGAAAATACAACAAGCCGGGCATCAAGCCTATGGGCATCTATAGGAGAAATCTTTGTAAATACCGCAGGCATGTTTACAGATGCACTTATTCCTGTTTTTGATGAGGCACTCACCTATATAAGAGACATTGCATTACAGTTCTCAGAATGGCTTGTTTCGCAAGGCATTATTGAAAATCTAAAAACAAGTGTCATTGCTTTATGGGAAACTGGATTAAAGCCACTTATCGCTAGTCTTGTCGAATGGGCATCACAATCAGAAGAACTCAAAACATTTCTTTCTGTAGATATTCCGGTAGCGATACAGTCAATAATCCAATGGATTACACAGATAGCACAAAAAGTTGATGAATGGTTGCCTCAGATGATAGAGTATGCAGGGCAGGCGTGGCAATTATTAAAAGATTTATCCATCGCAGCAGGCACATTCTTCAAGAGTTTAACCAGTGGAGACTCAAGTTTTATTCAATCACTCCCTGGTATATTTGAATCTGTTAAAGTCGCAATGACTGATATTGCCCCAATTGCTATGCAAGTGATTGAATTTTTTTCTGGGATTGGATTAAAATTGCAAGAACTTACTCCACTGGTTGAACTCTTTGGAAAAGCCTGGAATGCAATTGAAGTCGCAATAGAGGCCGCGAGAAAAGTCACTGAACCGATGTTTCAATTTATTGTTGACATGATTGAAAGTATCAATGTCATGTTGACACAGGATTTTGTTGAGGGCGCAAAAATGGCCTTTGCTGCCTTTGGAGATGCCTTTAAAAATACTTTATCAATGCTCTTAGACATTGCCAAATCAATTTTTGCGGAGATTGGCGGCTATATTAAAGATAAAATCGGCGGGGCGGTGGATTGGGTGCTTGACAAGCTTTCTGGGGCAAAAAATGCGACAAAAGAGACCGTCGTAGCGGCGCAAGATGCGACCGACGCAATGAGTGGGCTTTCTCCTGCCCCATTAGAGGATATTTCCTCTGCTGCCAATGCTGCCGCCTCAGAAATGTCACAGGTTACTGAGGAAACGCAGAAAGCAAATCAGGCGATGAATGAATATGGCGTTGATGCCGTCTATCAAAGTGTCTTGCCTGATGTGGTAAGGGCTGCGAATGCTGTCGATCAAAGCCTTGCACATATCCCAATAACAACGGAACGAGTAGCAACGTCGCTCGATCTGATTATCGCAAGAATGCGAGATGGGACGCGAGAAGCCACGGAGCTTGACCGGATTATGGCTGGGATGAGTGCACGTCCGGCGGTTACTCCTCTGTCTGCCATGTCTGTCAGCCCGGCGCAGCAAAGCGGAGAAAGGCAAGCCGGAACTGCATCGTTGGGGAGTGTGGGCAGCATCCCTCAACAGGGAGATCGTCAATTAGGCAGTGTCATTATTAATTTTCAGGGGCAGAATATTATAGACGAAAGTTCGAAAACACGCTATGCCAGGGAAGTCTCGCAGATAATAAAATCTATCGGTAGAAGGAGTGTCTCGGTATGAGTTACGGCGCAATGCGTATTTTAGCAAATAATTTTGTTACTCAAGGGATGATGACTCCCTCCTCGCAAGCAACCGGGCGCATCACAGGCACAGTCAAAACCGGTACAGGCGTGGCTGTCCTTGCGGTTACTGGCGACTTTGCCGGGAAATTTGATCTGACCTATACACTTGAAATTGATTCCATTGCAGGAGGAACAGAGGTCGGAGAGTCAACATTTCGCTGGAAGACCGACAATACTGGGGCAGGATGGGAAGAAACCGGGGTGCTTACCCGTACAATGCCAGTGTATGCTTTGGGGGCGGACGGGTTAGGATCAGCTCTTACGGTTGCGCATACCGGCGGAGTGGGGGATGACTTTGCGCTGGCTGATACCTGGAAATGGTTTGCACGGGCAACATACGGACGGCAACGACTTCTTGACCTTGACCGGAATACCTACTGGAAGTCAACCGGGATCATCTCGGAGAATCTGGTTATTGATTTAGGCTTGGCGCTTACCCCAACAGCCATTATTCTCGCAGATCACAACTTCACCGCCGACGCTACTGTGACGATAGAGGCGAACTCCTCAAACGCCTGGGAGCCTCCTGCTTATACTTATACGTTTTCATCTATCACCGACCCATTGATCTTATACCTCTCCGAAGAATATCGCTATTGGCGAATTGTTATAGCCGATGCCACAAATACAGATACTTATCTCAAGATTGGCAATCTGTATCTTGGCGATTATACGTCCCTGGTTAGAATTAACGCATCATGGGGATCGTCAAGGGGGGATGGATATAACTTGCAAAGCAATGTCAGCGAGGTTGGCGTCATGCGGCGATATGCCTACAGTCGCAGCCGAACCCTGAACTTAACGTTTGGGAACACCATGAAAACGGCTGATATTAATACGCTGCTTGACTTACAAGAGGCAATTGTTGACTTAACTACGTATCGTGTCACACCCTTTTGGTTACACTTGTTTTCCGATACTATCACAGACCTGGCGTTAATGGAGTGGACAAATTTAGCGGAGTTTAGCCGAGAATATTTTAGATTCTTGCTCTATTCCGGCGTCAACATGCAACTCTCAGAGGTGGTCAAAGCATAGATGCGCTATTATACTGATACCTACAATCAAGCACGGCAGGCAGGAGCAAAGCCGATCTTGCTCTGTTATCTCAAGACAGATGCGGGCTGGCGGTGCTTTGGCAAGGAGACGCCACAAGAAGCGCATCTGCGTGCAGATATTGATGTGTTTGATTGGCAGGCGCGGGTGTTGACCTTTGGCGATTTTCGCGTTTCTTTGTCAAGTGAGGGTGAAAATGTTTTCCTTTGCCTACAAACGCAGGAAATGTCAACCTATACGATCACACTCGATAATGCCGATAGATATTTCACAGACCTCCTTGAGAACGAAACTTTGTTGACTGGCGAGATTGCATTGTATCAGGGGTTTAGCTTTCCCGGGTTTACGGAGGCTGACTTTATTCCATTGTTTACTGGGCGCGTGTCTTCAGTGAATCTCTCGACATTAACACTCAAATTGACAGCAGATACTTCCATTGTTATTGAGACGCCTGAGACGCCAACCATTGACACCAAGACAACTTATTCCCTCCTCTTAGTGTCGGGAGCAGAGGTAGAGGGTGAATTTCTTTATACGGAGCTGGCAGACATCTTCTATACTTCAGAGCTATTTCATTTTGTGATTGAGATTGAACGAGTCAATGAGGATGTCGCAGAAGTGCTTTTTGAAATTGAGAATCAAGCAGAAGGTAACAACCGCATTGAGATTGGAATCACGGCTGATAATTTCCTCTATGTGACGCTCTGTGATGACGTGTCATCTGCAACGCCAACATATACAACTATTACGGCTGACTTTCCCATCGGGGCGGGGGCACATCGGGTTGAGATCGATATAAATGAAGCGGAGAACCTTGTTGAGTTCCGGGATAATGGGGGGAATACATATAGCGAAAAATTGTCAGAAGACACCGAATGGATATATCAGGAAGATTTTGTCTCAGAAGTCTATCATGGCATGGTATTTGATATTTATGGCAATTTGTTTGCCTGTGATTATGATGCAGGAATCAATGGAAAAATTGATAAATATGATAGTGATGGGATACTGCTTGAATCTTATACTGGTAATGGATTAGTAACATATCCTGAGGCAATTGCGCTTGATGCTTCTGGCTATATCTGGGTGTGCTGTGCACATCCGACCGCTGCGAATCGTCGAGTTCTGCGAATTGATCCGGAAACCGATACGGTTGTTTTGTCTATTCAGTTGACCGGAACGAATGCATATCCGGCCGGAATTGCGATCACATCAACAAGTGTTGCTTATATTACGGATTTTTCTAATAATCGCGTTGATATGTATAATTTCAGTGGCGATTATTTAACATCTTTTGGATCCGATTATCTTAATGGCCCGTGGGGAATTGTGCTTGATGCTTTAGATAATATTTGGATAGCTAATTATACATCAAGCGATATTATCCATTTTGGCAGCAATCGATCTTATCTTAATACCCTTACATCAGAGACAATTGTTGGAAATGCTCGTCATCTTTGTAGAGAAGAAGGGGCATCTGGCAGAATTATTGTTAGTCATTATGATGGAGTAACAATATTTAGCTCGACAGGATCATTTGAAAATCATATAGACATTGGCAGTAGCAGCACAATGTATGGAGTAGCAACCAGAGAAGATAAATTATATATTGCAAATGGGGCAGGAACGGTTGAACTTTGGGAAGAAGTCCGCGTATTCCCTCGATGGCGAGCAGATACCAGTCCATCAACCTCTGACATTATTCGAGTTGCGCCAGAGTTTGACGGCGAAATCGTGGCTGTGCAAGCCAATGATGCTCTCTGGAAAAATGATGGCGATTCCGAGTCTCCTATTTTTGCAGAAAAGAGTTCAGGGGGCGACCTTGATCTTGATCTGGTCTCCGGCGCAGATTGGGAAGAATGGGGCACGGTTGACGAATACCTGGAGGTTGTAACCCCAGAAGAACGGCTAAGCTATGACACGGAGTTTATTCCAGGAACAACGGAAAATTATAGTTTAGGGCAGCAAAACACCTATTTACCGCTGCCTTATGGTGATATGACTGAGAATAGCGATAGCGGGGCATGGGTTGCACCGCAAATAGGGGATCGTGTCTATTGTATCGCCGGATGGCCGGTACTCTCAGAGGCCAATGGCAATGTCTTTTCCATCTATGTTGACGGAGAGCTACAAACGGCCTTTTATTCGATTAATACCTGTAATGATTACGAAGGACAGGGCAACATTACGACCGTAACGTTTTGGGGCGATCAAGGAAATGCGATAATTACAGTCAACTGTAAAGGACGTGAATCCGTTGGCGATGGGACGGGAACGCTGCTCACAAACCCCATTGACATCATTGAGGATTTGTTAGCGTATGTTTCCGCAACGCTTGGAACAAGTGCGTTTCTGAAAGACGAAACCTCTTTTGCCCTGGCGAAAGAAGAAGCCTTGTTACGTGAATATACATGTGCCGGTGTGATCCAGACAGCGAATACGCTTGCCTATTGGATCAAAAGCATCTTGTCTTGCTTTCTCATGACTCACGAGTATGATGGGGAGGGCAGGCTGGCAATTCGATATTTTACCCTCCAAAATACAGAGGATATCAAAGAAACCATAGAGGAATATGAGGCGATTACATTGTCTGCCGGTCAGAATGTCTCAAATATCTGTAATCGGCTGTTGATCAACTACGCGAATAGCTACGCGAAAATAGACCGGCGATATAAGACCGGCGGAGAAATCAGCTATTTTCGCACGTATGACGAACAAAGCCAACAATCGGCTGCGAAATATGGAGAATACTCACAAGAACTTAGCTTTAACTGGACGCGCAACACAAATAGCGTGGCCACAGTCGTTACAATCCTCTTAGCCAGATATGCCGATCCGCTGTGGAACGTATATTATTTAGGGCAGGACATCAAATTTTTACCGTTAGATTTGTTAGATCAAATCGAAGGCGTGTTTCAGTTTTTCCCTGGGAAAAGTGCCATAGGGGAACTGAGAGAAAAAGTCGTAAATTTAGATGATTTCACTTCGACATTAACATTGCAACTCGTGAATTTCTCAACAATTGACTATACCAAAATAGGCAATGTCTTTGTCGGGTCAATCCATCATCCGGTCTTTGTTGCCGATACAGACGGCCGGGTCTATGTAGGGAGTCGCTAATCATGTCAGATAAAATTTATCCGGGCGGACTCAATGTCACAACGCGCACCGCTGCGCAGATCGTCAGTGATGATATGTATCTCATGGGCACGTCCGACGCGCCAACAGCGTCAGCGGTCGCGTATGATGCCAAATATAGCTCGCTGCGTGATGCAATCTCTTTGGAGTTGCCAACGCGCCGGAATCTGCTTATCAATGCTCAGTTCGCCGTCAACCAGCGCGGCTATATCAGCGGAACGAATACCTCGACAAATAACGAATACACGCTTGACCGCTGGCGGATTTCGCTCAGCGGGAAGGCGATTACCTTTGCATACAGCGAAGGTAAGCGCACCGTGACCATTCCGGCGCCCAATGGGACAGCCTGGGGCTTAGAGCAAGTCATTGAGGGTGCATGGGTACAGAGCGGCAATTACGTGATTTCGTGGGAAGGCACGGCTTCATGCACCGTCAATAGCACGGCGCGAACGAATGGAGAAACCTTTGAACTGACTGGCGGCTCAGATGTCACGGTGCGCTTTCACAGTGGCACAGTCGCAAATCCACAACTTGAGCGCGGGACGATTCCTACTCCGTTTGATTGGCGGCCAACATACGTAGATGAATTGGATTGTCTGTATTATACCCAAGTTGTTGGAAATGGGTTGTTCGGGTATTTTGTGAGTGCCATATCTGTACGATTCACGCATGTTTTACGGCGTCCTATGCGAACAACCCCAACAGCAACCCTACTTACGGATACCCCATCAATATATGAGGTCGCCGCTGCGTTGGTGCGTGAAGGAACGGAGGCAACAATTGTTGCATTAAGCTCTACCAGAACGGGAATACGTCATATTACTATTAATGGGTTTAGCGGAGCAACTATAGCCAGCCTTGCCTGGTGTAATTCTACCAATTTGTTGTTAGTTGATGCGGAAATCTATTAAGGAGAAATTATGACCATACAAGATATACAGAATGTACAAGAGCGTAATCCGGGGTATCTGCTTAATGGTTCGCTGTCCGTCCCGGATGACCCGGAGAATGGACATTATCAGATGATACAGGCGTGGATTGCCTTAGGCAACACGCCAGACCCGGCGCCAGCCCCTCCATCGCCAAATCCAGCAATCGTTGAAATTGAACGCATTGCTGAGATGATACCACAAACGCCACAACTTGTGACATTGGATGCCGATGGACAGGCTATCGTAACACATGATATTAATAGCTTATGGTATGCCGTACAAGTGACGCCGCTCCAGGACGCGATGCCGAACCTACACGTGACACTTGAGGCGTTATGCCTGACACTTGCCGGGGGCGTCGCAGAGGGGAGAGTCCTTGTCACAATCACGCGGTTACTTCCGCCTGTAGGCGAAGAGAACCGGATATTTTTAACTCCATAACGAAAAGGAACATTATGAAAACACAACAACAGAAAGAAGCCTTTATTAAGTCAAGTCGCGACGTGGCACGGGCATTACTTAACCTGGAAACACTTAATGAAGAATATGTCGCCACAGATGCGGGAAACTCAATTACAACTGAAGACTTTCTCGGCGTGAATGCCGGGCTGGTAGTTGCTGACTTAGTTGCCCTCTATGGCACGCCAGTAACAGACGTGCTGGCGCTGCTTAATAAAGAAGGAATGCGTACAATTTTACATACTCTCGCAAGCGTGTAAACAATGGAAGAGATTATTTTCAAATATGCGGTGCAGTTCGGCGGCTTTGGCGTGCTGCTTGCCTATCTCTACTTAGAAGGCAAGCGCAAAGACGCTAAGATCGCGCAGTTAGAGGAGGCGATTGTTAGCCGAGAAACTGCACATAATGCCCGAATTGACGCATATATGGAAAAGTCAATGCGAGTTTTAGAACTCCTGTATAATAAGAGGGAGGCTGTCTAATGTTTGCGATGTCATGGGATTGGCTATTGACCAAGAATGATAAGCAACTCATTGCACAAGCAAGAGAGCAAGAACACGCTGAAATTGAGAGAACGGCGCAATTTATCAAACGATTAAATCAAATTGAACCGGAAACTATAGTATCTGAGATACAAAAAATGTTACAAGAGGCGAATGATGGAACGTGAAATCTCAAGGTGGGCAGGAATGTTTATCATGCGAAATCCAGCCCTTATTAATTATGGCTTTGCCGTGATCTTTGTCTGTTTTTTGCTCATTTGTTATAAGCTGCATCAGACACAAGATGGGAAGTTTCGCACATTCATGCTCTGGTATTTTGGCACGTCTGCGTTTTGGGCAGGGGGGTGCATGTTGTTTTATCACCCCTTTTATAACGTTTGGTTGCCATGGGCGTTAGCCATACCAAACGTTATTGCCAATATACGACTCACAATGTATATTTCTGTCAATCTCGATACAGGCAGGCGCAAGAAGACTCGTTTGCCTAAACAATAAGAGGGTAACATAATGAGAGGAAAAATGAATATCGAAGACATGACCACAATCATTGAAGAGACCATTGAAGAGACCAGGCAGGATTTAGAGGCGACTGGGCACTTTATCCAGAGCGTGATCGGCATTGCGCTGCAAGTCATGACAGCCTTGCAGAGCGTTAATTTTCAGGTATCGCGCCCCAGGGCTTTGGAGAATAATACGTTAGAAAATGAAATTGAGGCGAAAATCCTGGATAAAGTGATCAATCTGCTCAAAGACGAAGAGCACAAAGACCAGGCGGTTTAATTGTCAGCGGCGATCTGCATCCCGCAACGCGGGCAATGATACCGATAACCGCTTTTGAACATGAAATAAAGCAGGCCGGTACGCTGCCTCTTGCTTTTCTGGCAGGCTTTCCTCGCTGTTTCTCCTCGTTTCTTATGGTGTTTCTGCCCGTTTCTGATAGTAAGATGAGAAAGCAACGTGTAAAGCCTCTGAAGGTTGTTCGCCCTTTGTGAATCGGTACACCTGCCCCTTATTCATCTCAATTTTATTCGCAAGCCCAGAGATCGTTTCTTTTCCCGTTTCTATCCAGGAAACGACCGTTTCTCGCAATATATCTACATCAACAAGTAACGTCGTTTCTGCCGTTTCTTCTCGTTTCTGCGTAGTTTCTATCTCGTTTCTTATTTCAATCGCGCCTTGAGGCTGTGAGGCGTTCAGGATGTTGTTTTTTGATAGCAATAGCAATCTTGATACCTCTTGCATATCCCCCGGAGTGCAAAGAGGAATATTGAGAATTTCAGGATCGCCTTTTGTCGGCACAAATAACGCCTGCCCCGTTGACAAGTGCTTGACCGCTTTGACATTCTCTCTATCCTGCAAGAGGGTTTGGGCTTGCCGCTGTTTCATGCGATGCGCGATAATGCTTGTTAAGTTATCTCTCACATCTGACCCTCCCACGTCTTGCGCTTTCCAGGTTTGCGCCGAAAACAAGCCATACATCCCCGCTTTACGCCCCTCAGTTCCAATCCTGAAAATTAAGTTTTTGACTTCCGGCATTCTATCTGCCAGCATAAGCGTTTCATCCATGACCACCACTTTGACCGGCAGTGAGGATTCAAGTCCGTTCAGACGTGTGTCAAGTGTGGCGTCTATCTCTTTAATGAGATTGAGCGTGTCAAGCCGGTTTTCGGCATATTTCACCTGTTGACAGTCTTTGACTGCCCCCAATGATGCAAGTAAGCTCTCATGGTGTGGATAGTGATAATCTAATATCCAAAACAAGGCGACTTGTTCAGTCAACAGACTTTGCGCAATCAATGACCGGAGTGTGCTTGTTTTCCCCTGCCCACTTTGACCAGCAATTGCAGATGAAAATAAGTCTGACCAGGACCCACTTTTGATATGTCCTGCCTGTGTTAACCCAAAAATAAGCGGTTTATGAGGAGCAAGCACGCCCTCTTGCAAGAGCGCGCGAAACGTCGGAACGCTGACAGGCAAGGCGTTTTGCGATGGCGTGTCCATCTCCGCCGGACGCAAGGCGCGTGAATGTGTCATGAGCGCAGTCAAGATTTTCTCGGAAATATGAAACGCTTTGTCCGCGCCCTGGCTCACAGAGGCTTCGATTTCCGCTAAGGAGAGGTTGACTGCGACCGGGTAAAAGTCGCGCAAGTCCCGATAATGAATCGGAATATCGGAATGCTCCCCGATATGTGCATGAAAAACGCTTTGCTTGCGGACAAACGACAATCCAAAGAGAAACAAGAAGAGCAGAAGAGACACCCCTGATATAGCAGGCATCGCCGCATAAAGAATCTTATTCGTAGTGAGCCGATACCATTGCCATTCAATAGAAATCTCCTCTTCTGCAATCATCCGGCGAGTGCTTTTCTGCTCTGGCTCATATTTGAGCGACAAGAGCAGAATCGCACTCCCCACAAATACCGCAACAATTAATATCACAATGGTTTTGACCGTTTTCAGGTTCATGGCTCCCTCATTTCATTCTTTTTTCAACAACCTGGATAATTTCTTTCATGGCGCTTGGTTTTTCGTGTTCCGGTTCAAGTCTTGTGACTTCCGGCTCATAATAGCGTTTTTGCTTGTCTTTTCGCCCACTTCGCAAGGCGACAAAGACGATAAATGCGACCAAAAACCCTGCCCATCGAATGACCGTCTTTGCTAAATCGGATTCTTGCGCTTTCTTGACCATTTCGTTTTCTTGCTTCATAACATTATAGCCGAACTCAAGTTGGTCTTTTTGCAGATTCCCAACCGCCTGAATTTGGTCAGGCGTCATTTCAGGTGATAACTGCGTCGTAGCCTCAAGCCCCCCGTCGTAAGGGTTTTTTCGCACTGAGGTTTGATTGGCTGCAACGCCATAGCGCGGCGTGCAGTTCGGTTGTACCCACAGGGTCAAGAGTACTACGCAGAATGCTCCGAATATTCGTAATTTCATAACGTCTCCTATTGTAGATATTGTACGTACAACGACCATCCGAACACCACAGAGAGTGCAACGATGAGCAGTACGCACACGTGTTTGATTCGCGTAATGATTCGGTCACTGCGTGACCGATATTCCGTATTTTGCGGTTTCCCGCGCCGCCCGTCCTGATGGAATGAGCGAGGGCTTTCGCGGACAACGATGGTTTTCGCATGAGCCTTTGCACGGGCTTTGAGGCCGGGATAGGCGCGAACCATCGCGTCAAGCAAGATGACTCGCTGCTCGTCAGAAATGGTCTGCAATTCTCCGGCAAGCAAGCCCTCAAAAAGATAATGGACTTTCGCGTCACGGGAATCAATCGTCTTCATGTGATATTCAGAATCCGCTCCAGGCGTTCCCGCTCCTCTTGAGTCAGGTCGCCGGAATCAGAATCATTCTCCCTCGTTTCGCTGACAGGCAACCGCGCCCCCTGCCGGACATGTTTTAGGAGTTCGTCTAACTTTTCCTCGCAGCGTTCAATCGGCGTCTTTCTCGTTGTCCCTTGCCGCAGCCGGTCTTCCGCTGCTTCCAGGAGAAGCTTGCGAAACACGCCCGGTTCTCGCGTGGCTTTGCGCTTGACGGTTTTTAGATGTTCCCGCGTCACCAGCGGGAACTCATGATCATGCCAGGCAATCGTGTATTGTTGTCGTCGAAGTCTCATAGAAGTCGCCTCCCGAATTTCGCCGCGCCCACGACATTGGAAGTGACTGGTTCTGAGCAGAGGTGCGCCTGGGGAAACTCGAATTCAATCTCTTTCCCCACCAGCAGCGAGCCGCCACCGGTAATATAAATCCGGCGAAATGCCTGCGTATCCGGCCAGAGACGTTGCATGGCAGTGAGAATCATCTGGACGAAATGCGCCTTGTGATCATCAGCATATTCGTCAAGCGAGATGTAGTCACTCCCATCCCAAAACAGGCCGCTCCGCAGGGCATTTTCAACCTCGAATTCCGAGAGCGACGGACGATTAAATTTCGTCGCCAGCGTCTTGCGAATATTGTCAATCAGATTCCAGCAGCCTTCATGCAGCGTCTCTGACATGTGATCTATCACCGTGAATTCCTTACAGGCAAGGATATTCACGTCACGACTTCCGATGTCCACCACGCCGACTAAATCCATCGCCAACGTCGAGAAGGGCTTGCCTTCGTTATTGAGTAGCTCTCGATACACCGTTGTCAAGCCTTGTGGCTTTTCGAGCACCTTGATATGCAGCGCATGTTCACAGACCGCGCCGCGCCTGAGAAAGCTATGGTTTCCAGAGAGATGGCGTTCAAGCTGCCCTCTGGAATGCTTATAGAGATTGTAAGGAATCGCGCAGACGGCTAAAACCTCTTGCATCTCATCATCTGGCGTAAGAAGCTCCGATAATCCCATTTGGAAAAGCAAGAGAATTTCCGGCGATTCAAGCCAGTTGTCGTCTTTATGCCGGATGTGCGGCAGTGAGATGTCTCCACAGCGAATCCCGCCGACAAAATCAAAGGTTTTCGTGGTTCGCAGATCTTCCGTGCTTAGTTCCACGCCATAGCTGACAACGCTCTGAAAGCTGACAGTTTTGTCCAGGTCGGAAAACCTGGAATGAAAATTGCCTAAATCGCAACCAACGATATGTTTCATGCTTCTCCCTCCTCTAAGAGTGTGTAAATGGAAAACGTAAACGTGGCACTCTCAATTTCATCCAGCGTATATTCGCGCCGGTCAGTGAGGCGCGGCAGCCCTTGAACGCCCATGACAATCACCTGGTCTCCAGCGCGTAGCGCGACTTTTGGCGGGGTTGCCGGGATAGTGACTTGCAAGCCATAGCGGTCGTTCATGGCCTGAATCGTGGCCGTGTGCGACGGATTCAGGATAGGGATAGCGGTTTCGATTTCCCGCTTTGCGTCGTGATAATTGCGCGTCCCCATGCCCAACGGTCGCTTGTCTATCGTGGCAAATGGGGGGAACATGCTGTCGGCAATCGCAAAGCCAAAATATGTTTTCATTCTTTGCCTCCTTCATTTTCAAGACGACCTGCGACAAAAATGCCCAGACCGACCAGAAGGATAATTATCCCCAGCGGAAGACTGACAAACATCAATAAGACGCCGACAATACTCATATATGTCCCTGCTTTAATCATGGCTGTAAACTCCTCTGCTATAGATTTGTCTGTGAATTTATACTACAAAAATACTACTGCAAGTAGTATAATTGTAGTATTGTCATTTGTCAAGCGGGGAAGGAGAAATTTTAGGAAAAGATGTCATGACATCTTAACAAATACGACAAAAGTAGGACAAAAATTGTCACCCCATCACGCAAAAATTGTCACCGCATGACTTTCGCTTATTCTGTAGGCAAGCGAGCACCCCACCACGCCAAAACGC